CCCTCCTTGGTTAGTCGTGATTTCTTTGCTTCACACTTAATGATGTTACCAACAAGTTCAGTACCGTCCTTCTCTTTTTTCTTGCCGAGATAGATGATAGTAGATGCAGCGTACTTAAGACCTGTACCACCTCCCATCTCCTTTGCGGGAACGTATGAACCAATTACATCATATGTATGGTTAGTCACGATCATGGGCACCTGTGCCTGTCCCAATTTGAGGGTAAGGACACGAAACGCACCCTTAATCAACTGAGATTTGGTCATGTCTCTGACCTGTTTGTCATTAGCAATGTCTTCCATCTCTTTAGATGTAGAAAGCATACCTAGACTATCAAGAACAAACATCATAGGTTGACGTTTATCCTTAGGTTCTTTCATATACTTATCAAGAATACGAGAACCTTGTGTTCTAAACTCTTCGATAGTAGCAACAGGAAATAGAACCATACGTTTACTATCAATGCCACGAGACTCAATCATCTCTTTAGAGATAGCAGATTCTGTCTCAAAATATATGACTCCTCCTGTAGGATTTGCTTCTAGAAAATTACGAACAACACTTAGTGCAAAGAATGTTTTACCTGTGCTGCTTTCTCCTGCAAGTGCAGTAACTTTGTTAGAAGGCAAACCTCCAAAAAGCGAACCACTAACCAAGGCGTTGAAAATATAACTGCCAGTATCGACATAGTTAGTAATGTCACCTGCAGCGACTCCATCACTGACTAAACCAGCAAATTCATTTCCACTATCTTTAATTACAGAATCTAAGAATCCCATTTTGTTACTTCGTCCTCATAAAAGTTTACATAATTATAATCCTTGCTCATGAGTTTTGCAAACCCAAGAGCAGTGTTATGATCCTCAAAGACTTTAATGTCTTCAGAACCGATTTGACCCACCACATGGTTAGTCCATGTGACAACAAAGACTTTCTTGTTCATGAAAAGAAACTTGAAATAGTAATGGTTTTCTCGTGAGTCCACCCAATACATTGTAGCACATTTTTCAGAGGTTCCAAGAAACTCTTTTCAAATTGTGTTTGATAATCGACATATTTCTCAATGCCGAACTCCTTTGGCAGTTCACTAAAGAAACTGATGCAGTTTTCATGTAGAGGGTTAGGTGTTTTCAAGTACATAAACTTGATCTTCTCACCCTCCTGTATGAATGGATGTTTGTTTTGCACCTTGTGTTTCCTCACATAATGATTATACAGCAAAGCACCCCTTACTGCAATGGGGGTTTTTGGTTGGTAGATTTCCTTAGGGTGACTGTACTTGGCAAGGTTGTTAACTCCTCTGGGAAAGGCGACTTCCTCATAGGGTCGCTCTTTGGTTTCTGTTCGGACTGCATTAATGAAATCGATAAGTTCATCATTTGTTTTGCCGATAATAATCTTAAATGCTGCATACAATTTGTCTCTAAAATACGCTGGTGTTGATGACCTAGCAGTTTCAAGACCCATGATTTTCATCTTGGGTTCTTTGTATCTCACTCCTTCACTGTCCCATACATTAAGGATGTATCGTTTCTTTGCAGTCCAGATTCCACGGTCAGCGATGTTTTCTCGCTTCATGCTCATCTTTTGATCATATGCCGAAGCATAGTCTGCAAGTTCTTGATACGAACGTTCAATAAAAGGTTCCAGTTTCTCTTGGCAGATCTTATCAAGTAGCGAAACAATTGCTGCTTTATCGCCAGACTTATGACTAAGAAATTTAGTAACAAGAGGTCCGAGATTAAGATAGATTGAGTCAGTGTCAGATGCAATGACATAATCCTCCTTCTCAGTTGAGAGCAATTTATTTAGGTAGTTGTTCATACGGTTCTCAATCCAACGGATTGATACCTGACCAGATAGAGTGATAGCCTCTGCATTTGCTAGACGGTAATAACGGAAGTGTTCATTACCGATAGCACCATAGGCAGAGTTGAGAGAGATCTTCTTTGCCATCTGTATATTATTACACCTAGCGATCTCTTTTGTCAACTCAATGGAAGGATTCTTCTCATAATCTTTCTTCGCTTGAATCATCTTCTTCTTGAAGATAACACGAGAGTCATACATCTTCTGCATCATTTCTGGCAAGAACCCGTGTTGATCTTTACGATACTGGGCACCATTTGCACACACAGCAAACTCACCATCAATCTCAACTTCTTGATTTAGAATCCCCTCAACGCTCGCACTGGGATGTCTAGTCTCCCTGAGTGTTTCGGGCGAGATATTGTACTGCATAATAAGATGAGGGTACAAGCTATTAAGGTCAAAAGAAACAACCCAATCATAGAATCCAGGTTTCGGTTCTTTAACATAGGCACCCGCATACTTTTTAGTTTTATCGTTTTGTGTCTTGGGAGGAATAGCAATCTTCCTCTTTAGAAGTTCAACATATATGTAGTTATCCCACATACGAACCTGACTGAATACATCTTCAAAGTTCACCTTAGCATCATATGCCATGGTGTATGCAAGTTCAATCAGTTTCATCTTGTCATCTAGTTTATCAACTAGACGAACGTCATGGATGTTATACTCAATGAACTTTTGCCAGTCCTTCTCATAGAACTCTTTGAATGTTTCAAATTCAGAGTGATCAAGTTTCTTTTCTCCTAGTTCCACGTTGCAGATATGGTCTAAGCGATAAGACTCTTGGTTTGTATATGTAAATTTACGATATAATTCTAAGTAATCAAGACAGGAAATACCTAGGGTATCAATAGCAAATTGTTTACGACCTTTAATAAAGATCTCACGACGAGATACAAGTCTCCATGGTGACAAACGTCTTACAAACTTTTCACCAAGCAAACGATCAACACGATTATGGATGTATGGCATATCGAACAACTGCACGTTCCATCCTGTAACTACATCAGGATAGTTTTCTTCCCAGTAATCAATGAATGCACCCAACATACCTTCTTCAGTTGCGAAGTGTAGGTAGTCCACCATGGGATCTCTGTTGTTAAAAGGTCTTGCTCCAAATACAATAATACGACCAGTGAAACTATCTTTAACTGAGATGGCAAGAATTTCCTGATCTGCAGATTCGATATCAGGAAACCCATTCTCTGCACCTGTCTCAATATCAATAGTAAAGACACGGATCTTACTACTATCAAATTTAATTTGATCTTCTGTATGTTGTTCAGCAATATACTGATACAGGAACCTAGAGTTCCCAAAGATTTTAAAATCTTCTACTTCTTTATATGACTTAATAAATTCTCTTGCTTCAGTGATTGATCCAAACTTATGAGGTTCTACACATTCTCCTTCTAGTGTTCTCCATTCCGAATAATTTTTTGTAGGCAAATACATCGTGGGGTTATAAGGAACCCTTTCACAATACCTATTGCCATTTTCATAACCACGCACAAGCAGACGGTTGCCTGCTTGCTCAACACTAGTGTAAAAATTCATTCAAGCAATTCAATATAACGAGCAAGGATTCCCTTGCTTGGATTAGTCACAACAGTTAGGTCAGATGACCTAACATTAAATTCACGTTCAGATGAGTGTTCTGCCCATGGAGTTAGTTGACCCTCTGAGTCTAGCACATAAGGTTCAACCATCCAGACATCGGGGTCACCTGGTAAAGTGTCCCCGTCAACTGGTTCTACTTGGGCAATGATCCATTCATCATGCAGCTTCAGCAGGTTCGCTGTTATCTCCATTTGGTTCCTCTTGTGTAAAGAATAGATCTTTGTCAGTAATACCATACTGTGCTAGTTCACCAACATAGTTGGTAAGAATTCCATCATCAGGGAAAGTCACACTAACAATATGTTCACCATTCAGTTTAAATTCCTGAACAGGAGTGTATGGACACCAACGAGAATATGTAATGGGGATTGTACCATCTTCATTCACTTCTCCTAACGATAAAGAGAATGGATATAACATCTTATATCCAACAACAATATCTTTATCGTCTTTAATATCACCAAACAAACAGAGAACTGTTTCTTTAGTTGAAAGAATAACTAAACGGACGTTATGATTCGTCCTCAGTTTTGCCATCTGTTCCTGTGCTGTTTCTGTCATTTTGACCGTATGCCTCGCGTTTTTCAGTAATTTTGTTTTTGTATGCTTCTTCTAATCCTGGTTCTGGATTACTGATAGTCATTACACTATCATAAGGGATCTTGAATTGCCAGTCGGAAGAGTATGGATTCCATTTGCTAAACCTAATCTGGTATTCTGCACCAACTTGTTCAGTAATATACTGTGGTGTAGAACCATCCATTTGTAGGATATATGGTTCTTCCATGAGAAGACAGATACCTTTCTTGTTATCGCCCTCTTCATCGAAGATCTCTTTCAACTCAGCAATGACACGATCACCAGTCTTTAGCGTAAGAATAGAGATTGCCATAGTTTAAATGAGTTTGTTAATAGTTTACCACTAAAAAGGGGCACCGTCAAGTGCCCCTTGATATTTTATTTAGAACCACTTTTTACGCTGTTGTTTTTCGGGTAGTTCTTTCTTCAGAGTGATGGTTAAGAGACCATCCTCAAATGCTACGTTCTCAACTTCAACGTCATCTGACATTTGCCAGTTGCGTCTAAACGATCTTGCTGAGATTCCTTTATGTGAATACTTTCGTTCTTCCTTTTCTCTGTTAGCAGAGACTGTTAGAACATTTCGTTCAGTCTCGACCTCAATATCTCCAGTTCTAAATCCTGCAAGAGCAACCTCAAGTATGGTTCTCCCATTGTCTCCGTGAACCACGTTGTAAGGTGGGTAATTCGATCCACCTCCTGCAAGAGCTTCAAGTCTATTGAATGTTTCATCGAGTCCGAGTGAATAGGGATGATAAGTCTCCCAGTTAAATTGTACCATTGTCCTAAAAAAGCGACGTTTACTAATGTGTCCCCGAAGGCAACACAGTAGTATTTAACAATAGTCTTACAATAAGTACAATACGGTCTCTACCCAATTATGATTCGGTTTTCTTCCGCCCAATATTGTACTTAGATTCAAGCGTCCATTCGCCTTTCTCTTTGAAGGATAGTACTTTGATCTGGTTCAATGGTGCTAGATCAGAAATTTGTTCTAAGTTTACTACACTAAGAAGTCCCCAGTCACTAAGGAGTTGTACGATCCTATTACGACGTTGTACATCATTCAAAGAAAGATTTGTGTTCTTGCCATCAAGAGCGAACAATTCTTTGAAGTGTACAATATAATACTTTCCTTGCTTATGCAAGATGTGGCACGACTGATAGATTTTCTTTTCTTTACGTGATGCTACACCAATTCTAGTTAGTGTCTCTCTCACTTTAAGAAAGTCATCTGGTTCACCAAGAACCACCTCTACCATATCAGTTTGTTTCCACTGAATTTCAATTACTTCATCACTCATTGTCTACCACCTTTATCTAATATTTTTGCAATGTGATCGAGTTGATCCTTGGTGAGAATTCTGAGTGCTTGGAGTGCCTTATCGTCATTATAACCATAATACTCTTTTACAGACTCAAGATAATCAATAGAATCCTTTCGTGTCCAAGGAGAGAAACGCTTCCTTGGCTTCACACTATTTAGTAAAAAATCATACTGAAGCTTGTTTGGTAGATGAGAATTCTTGTTCATCTCGTTTGCAAACAGGATAGTATCAGTGAATGATGACAGACAACGATTGACTACGAATGGTGGATACTTCTTAACAGCATCCTGATCCATGTCAAGTATGTTTTTCTTTGATTGGTTGATTGAGTAGAGATAGTCTTTCAGTTGGTACGTCATTCCAATGGCGGATCACTCCGCTAATAATAAAACAGTTAGTAACAAGATAAGAGATGAATATAATAGTCCGTACCACAACCACGTAATCGTCATATTTTTCTGTCTTGTCATCAGAAAAACTCCCTAGTGCGTACTTCCATATTTTAAATGCCTTCTTCATTTATAGACGGCAGTGACACTAACGACTTTAGCGTTAGGATTTCTTGCAAGAGCAACTTCTCTTGCTTCTTGATAGTTGCGGCAGATAACATTCTCTTTGAATACTTGACCTGCAACATAGAGTTGAACTTCACATTTCATAGTTTGCTAAGACCAGTTCTTTACGTTGTGCTTGATCTATATTATAACTCCCAACAGACCGCATGGTGTAAGTGTGTGCAAATTCCGCAACTGACCACCCATGAAAACGGTCACGAATCATTTGCGACGAATTGTAACTAACAAGTTGACGAGCGACATAACGGTCACAATCCAGAGCAAACTTGTCGTGATCAAATCCTTTGTGCATACTTCCACGCTTACCATATAGATTGGATCTGATCTCATAGGGGGGATCGAGATATATGAATGTTTGCTTGCTGTCGCCAAGGAGTTGTTCATAAGATAAGTTTGTAATTTTCCAAGTCTCAATTAACTCTTGATACTGTGCTAATGCTTCGATTCCTGCCAAAGAAAAGTTGCTGTCACTTGCTTGTTTTGAGAAGGAACTTGATTCTGTAAGACCTGAAAAACTACACTTATTAACGACATAGAAAGAAACAGCACGATGAATAGTCTCAGTCTCGCTGGCATCTTTATCCAGATACGCCTTCGCATCCAAGAAAAGGGATTTGGCTGAACTGGGATCAGGGTGCCTTTGTTTAAGTTGGAGGAGGATGTTCTTAACTTCATTTCCATTCTCTTGAATTTCTCTCCAGAAATTATAAAGTGGTTCATATAAATCATTAACCCAGATATCTAAGTGAGGATACCTCTTAGATATTTCTAGTGCTACACTACCACCACCTAGAAAAGGTTCACGATATTCTTTGTAGTCTTTCAAATCAGGAACGTATTGAAAGAGTTTAGATAATGCACGACTCTTCCCACCAGGATAGCGAAGAGGAGTCTTCAATGCTTTCAAAGTCTTCATTATTTAAAGTAAGGTTTCTGGAAACTGATATTAAATGATAGACTAATCCTATCATCTTTTGTTTGATTTGCATAGACCCCATGATACAAATATCCAGGAAACAATAAGATCATTCCTGGTTGTGGACTAATCTTAAGTGACTGACTGATATGATTGAACACAAAGGAACTAGTCATTTGCGGCACAGGTGATTCGACAAAGAATTTTCCTTGATCACCTTTTACTGTGTGATAGTACACACCAGAAATTTCATGATGAGCATGACTATGAACATGTGCATACTCACCTTCACCAAACTTTGACAACCATGAAGAAACTATAGTGTAGTTTACACCACCCGTATATTCTAGAGATTCATGAAACTTAATTCCTTGTAGGTAATTACCAACATGTCTTTGAATTTCATTTCTAGTATTCTCCATATACATGATTGGATTATTGGAGAAGTTAATGTCTGATAGTTGGTGGTTGTTACCCCAGTCTGGGTGGTAATCAAATTCAGAACTATCTACCAACGAGTTAACTTCCTCTTGAATACTATCGTAGTGATCTACAGTAGCATAATAAAAAGGTGTTGGATAAAGATTGTCAATCGGCATCGTAGGTTGGTG